GCCGACTGGATTGTTCCAAGGATCGTTGCGATACGTACCTTGCCTTCCAAGTTTTCAATGTTATCTGTGGCACGTACAACAACTTCCGTAAGATTACAGAACTGGTACGGACGCAAGATGATCTCGCTGCACGGGTTGGTCCCAAACTCATAGTGAGGGTCACGTCTACCATTCTTTGCAGCCTGTACTTTACTTGCCTGACGATTGAATACACCACGTTCTCCTGACTTGCTTTCTACTAAGGCTTGCCACTCACGCATAAACGTTTCCATGTCAGGCTTCTCAGTGTAACATACAGAGTTATTAGCTAGTGCTCTCCACGCTGCATTCTCCCACCACTGTCCTGACTTAGCGTGACGCATTCGGTCATCACTTAGGTTAGATAAACTTATCATAGCTGACCTACGTACACCACCTACAACAACTACTTCACCTACTTTGCACATTAAGTCGTGACACTCAATACTGGATAGCTTACGCCCTTGTGCATTTTTAAATATAGTAACTGCAAAGTTAAACAAGTCCACCAAGGGTGCAGGGCCACTGGCTCTACCACCAAATGTCTTTAGTCTTGCACCAGCAGGACGTATACGTGAGACATCCCACTGAGGTATCTCACCAGCCCACAGGAGAGCAAGAACTTGTCTGAACGCTTTAGCCCAACCCTCCTTACTATCTTTAGCAACGACAGTAGTATCACTGTAGAACAAATCAGGAACTTCAGGGAGTTTAGTAATGTACTGCCTCTCAACACTGAACCCAACACCAGTACCACACAAGAGGATGAACATAGCCTCATCGAAGGACTTAGGGTCATCTACGGGTAGGTAACTACAGTTGTACCCTGCTGTGTTGTCACGCTCTAAAGCAGGGCCAGCAGTCATCATGGCTCTCATGCTAGGCATAACTTCTAAGCTTAGTATTGCATCTTGTATTTGTGTAACTGTATCAGCGTCAACTAGGTCAGACACAACGTTATCCATGTAACGCTCTACAGTCTCATCCCAAGCTTCTCTATTACCTTCTTCTTCTACCCAACGTGCATAGCGTGAGGTATGTATAAATGATTGATAGTCTGTTGGTAGTAAGTTGCTCATCTATTATCCCCACTTCCTTTTATAGTACCATTAGCTTTACGCTTCATTAGTTTTTCTAGGTTAGACATAGCTATCTCAGCCATGCTTATGTTTAAGTCTCTGCTTAGTGCAGCTATGTACCACAGGCAATCACCTAGTTCAGCAGCTACAGCGTTTCTATCAAAGTCACCATCACGTAGCATCTTCTTTACTTTGTTAGCTACCTCACCAGCTTCACCTGCAAGACCTAGTGCAGGGTATATTACTGCGTGGTTCACACCATAAATAGATGTCTTTTGTGCCTCTGATTGGTATGATTTCATGTCCAAAGGCTTACTCTTCCACTGTTCTTGCCAGTAACCAAAAGCTTCTAAGTCTGTTTCGTTAATCATGTTCTCTCCCTGACGTTTAAGTTATCTAAGGTTACATCATCTATGTCGTGAAACGTATTACGTACTAAGTCACACATATCATCTACATGGTGGTTCTCAACAGTAGATAAGATATTACCGTCTTCTTCAACATCAAGTACAAATGTTACGCTAAACCTTTTCTTGTTCACTTGTGTATTTCCTTCAGTGTTTCATTAGCCCACTCTAAATATTGTTGAGCTTTCTTTAAATCTTCTACAGGTGAAGCATTCTTGTATGCTGCCCTGTGGTTATACTTTATAACGTTACCTCTACAGTAAGCTACAAAGCCTTGCAGTCCTAGTACCTGCTTGATGTAGTCTATACACTCTATACCATCAGTTAGGTTGTAGTGTGCTGGTTTACTTACGTTGTCGTACAAAGTAGTCTCTCCAGTTATTGTAATGATTTGATCATCACTGAATAGATCAGATATTTCAAAGTCACCGCTTGGTAAGTCTAGTGTGCTCATTATGCATTCCCAAATGTTTTAGTGTACTTAGTTAGTCTTAGTACTTTACCGTCTGTACCTTCTACTTCTTCATACACCTTTTGTTCCTTTTTGTCAATAGCTAAGTTATCATTTCTACGCTCTTCAACTTCATTATACAGGTCTTCATCTTCTTGTGTCATCTCTAAGAATGTACCCATCAGTGTAGCTAAGTGTACCAAGTAAGACAAAACTTCTATCTTAAAATGTTTAGAGTTACCTACTACTAAACCTGTACTAAGTTGTCCTGTCCACTCACCTTTACTGTCTAGTTCCACAGGCCGTAGTATAATAGCTACCTCATCATCATCTACTGTGTAGCTCATTAAGTATCCCTTCTCTTTGTTTTAAGTGGTATTACTTTTAGTTTAGTTACTGTGCCTTTTTCTTTTAGCCAAGATTCAGGTATCACACGATGCGCCCACATGAAGTCATTAGTGTCACACCACTGGTAGTACCTGCTCTTAGCTCCCTTATATAGTTTAGCTTTTGAGTTACTAAACACAAAGCGTATATCAAGCTCTGGATGTTGCTTGCGTACCTCTGTGTGCTTGCGTCTGTCCTCACTGTCAAAGATACCTTTAGTTTCAATTATAATACCGTTGTCCAGAATAAAGTCAGGCGTGTATGTTCTGTACCGTAGGTCTTCCCACTCAATCTTTAAGCATTCGTACCTGACTTTCTTCTGTGTATCTTTTAAGTAAGCAGCAACGTCCTTCTCTAAACCACTGCGATACCTTCTTACACTATGCTTTCTTTGTGTCATTTAACAACTGGTGTAATTCTTCTGACTTTACTTTACCTATAGCACGAACACACTGCATTTGGTGGTCAAGCATGTTCAGTGTTATAGCGTTCTGTTGCAGCAGTTTGACTAGCTCCTGCTGTTCTTCATTCATGTTGTCGGTGTCGTAGTCTTTGTCATTTACTGTTACTGTTGTCATTTTAAGCTGCCTCTACTACTGATACGTATTCTACTATTGGTTTGTCTTTAGCTTTTGATACCTTAGATGGTAAAGCCTGTAGTGTAGGCCAGCACTTGTATCTGAAGTCACAGAAGTTACAGGCCATACATAACTTCATGTTACCACTAGGCTTCCTGAAGTATGTCTCAGGAACTGGCTCAAAGCATCTTTCAAAAGGTTTGTCTTTATCTATGTAGTCATATGTATCCTCTATATTTTCTAGTATTTCTTTAGTATTAGCTTCTTCAGCAGACACGTACTTAAAGTTACCATTAGCTTTGTTTACTACCCACCAGCCGCCTATGTCTTTACCTGCTGCTGCTGCGTAGCCTACTAACTGTGATACGTAACCAAAATCGTCTTTTGCTTTTAGGGTGTTGAAGTCTATAAACTTATTTTCGTAAGCATAAGGTGAAGCAGATTTAACGTCATCTACTTTATCATTCAAGATCATGTCGTACTCACCGCTAACCTTACCGCCGTTAGGTAAGTCAAGTGTTACCCTGTCGTTGTCATCAAAGGTAGTACCACTAGCCCTGAGTAATCCTTTGAACACAGCCTCTACAATGTCACCCATAATCATGTTTATCTTGAAGGATGTAGATTTAGGTTCTGCATTATCAGGATCATTCTTTTGAAACCAAAGTTGGCAGGTAGGACGCCCAATGTTGGACATCCTTAGTTTAAACTTGCGTGGTTCTTCTTCTTCAGGGTTGAACTGTTTGTGTAAGGCAACCTTTATGTCTTCAGCTACTTGGTCAATAACCTCTTGCGACATAGTTGACTTACCATCAACTGCACCCCTCAAATAAGAGTGAAGAGAAAGTTCAGCAGGGTGATTCATTAGTCAACTTCCTGCACATCAACAATGCTGTTTATTATTTTTGCGTCTTCACTAGATAAGTTCTCAACATTAGCTTCATCCCACTTGTTAAGGATGTACTCGTTGCTACGCTGAACGTACTCTACGCAATCTTTTAGTATGTCATTGTCGCCATCAGCAAAACCTATAAGATCACCTAAAGATGAGTGTATAACTATATACTTACCGTTAGGCATATCCTTTGCTTCACCTGTCAAGGTTATTGTGTGCTCTGCTGGTGTTAAACTTTTACGCATAAGCTTTTCTACACTGTATTGAATATTCTTTTTACTATCACGGTTTTTAACATCCATTATAAATGGTGTCTCTTCATTAAAACCTGTAGCAGGTTCACCGCCTTCATAAAAAGGTTCAATTAATGTTGTCATACCCATCATAACTTTACAGCTTTTAATACTGCGTATAAACTGCTTTCTATCTTCAGATAAGGCATTAAAATCCTCAACAAAGCCACCACGATTTAGATTAAAAGTACCTAAAGAATCTTTTAAATCACTCTTTAAGTTTGCTGCCATCACAGTCCTTTGTGTAGTATTAGCTGCGCTATCCCACTTTTCCCAACGCTGACGCTCTACAAATAAACGAACTACCATTTTACGGCAATACACTTCTTCTTCATCACGCTTCATCTGGAATACAGGGGATGAAACAATCTTTTTTGTTTCTTGGTTAATCTCCTGCAATATCATGGGCTTTACTCTGCATAAACTGTTTTTTTGTGCGCTAGACGCTGAGATTTGAAAGCCCATTGCATCAGCTAGGTTCATGTTGTCTACGCTTAGTGCTGTTGTATTGTTCATCTATATATATCCTTTGTGAACGTTTAATAAGAGGTCTGTTATATCACATAACATCCTTTGTGTCAAGCCAATTATCACCTATTTTAGCTTCTAATAGTAGTGGTACATTCATTTCTATTCCGTACTCCTTATGTATCAAGTTGTTAAGATTTCCGTTAAGATCATTTATTATCTTTAGTACCTGATCTATTTCTTGTGGGTGTACATCAATTACAACTGAATCATGTACTGAGTTTACTAGGCAAGAGTGCAGAGGCTCAAGTAGTCTTTCCATTTCAAGTATAACTACAGGCACAACGTCACCAGTAGCAAAGCCTTGCACAGGGTAGTTCTTTATCATAGTGAAGTGTGTTACACTGCCACTCTCTCTGCGTACTACATCAGGAAAGGCGTACTGCCTACCACTGACATTAGTTATCTTTAACATACGCACAGCCTCATCTCCTAGCTTCTTGTGCCATGCAGCCACACCCTTGTATTTTTCAGTGAAGTGCTCATAGTATGCAGCTTCTGCCTTGCTCCTACCATATCCTGTCGCCCCAAATAAAGGAGCGAATGTATGTGCTTTTGCATCCTGGCGAGATGTAGGCTGTCCTGCATCACTGATAACCTTTGCCGTGTAGGAGTGTACATCAAATCCTGTACTGATCTCCTGCATGGCTACAGTGTCCTGTGCAAGGAATGCAGCCGTTCTGAACTCAAGTTGTGCAAAGTCTGCCTCACAAATCTTACCACCATCCCACCTAGAGATAAACACACGTTTTACTGGAAAGGTTCCCCCTCTTGGCATGTTTTGCATGTTTGGATTGCGTCCAGAAAATCTACCTGTACTGGTGACATGCTGGGTAAGGTTGACGTGAAGGAATCCGTCTTGTTTAGTGTACTTGGAAATGCCATCCACAAAGCTACTGAGGTAGCTACTAATAGCGTTAAGCCGCTTAACATCCTCCAGAAACGTAGCTGCATCATGCATTGAGTTATTCTTAGCTGTGGCAATAAGCGCATCTAGTTTATCCTTTCCTGTGCTGAAGCCGTTAGCACTAACCCACTTCTTACTTGTAGGCCCAAGCCGTAGGCCAGCTATCTGCTTTGTATCTTTAAGTGTGTATCCCATACCGTTACAGTTGGAGCACTTGTTAGGTTTACTGTAAGGCGTACCGTCCTTCTTAGTCTTGTAGGTCTTACCTTTACCGTCACACTGCCTACAGTTAAGTGCTATAGTTCTGTATATAAACTTACTGTTAGCTGCCATTATAGCTTTAAAGTCCTTTGTAGTAGTTGCAAACTCAAACAACTCAGCCCACTCTTTCTTATTAGTAACCTTACGGCTAAAGATAAGCTGTGATAGCTGTTCTGGTGAGTTAAGGTTTATGGGTGTGGCTCCCATGAGTGTTCGCACTTGCCTGTACAAACGATTTTGTATTCCTGACTGCTCTCTTCTAAATTCATCTGCGACGAATGCAAGGGCTGATTGATCCACCCTGATTCCTGACATTGACATTCTTGTGAGGGCTTTGCAAGTTCTGAATGTGACATCACGAATGGTTCTAAGTGAGGCTGAAGCAGGGGTTTGGTAATCCCTATCTGTGGCGTAGTACAATTCGCCAGTAGTACGCAAGTCGTACTCAAGATAATGGCTGAGTTCATCCAACGGTATTTCATTTGTATTGTATCCTTTCTTGTAATAAGTTTTAAGTGTATCATCTTTTTGGTATTGTAGTTGTCTTCTTATTGCACACTGCTCTAAGCTTAGTGGTTGCTTCTGTCCACGTAGTAGTATGTACTCCGCTAACATTGTGTCATATATATCTCCATCATATTTAAACCCACTAGCCCACAGCCAACATAAGTCATACTGAGCATTGTGTAAGATCAGCAAGGTGGTGCTGTTTAGTAATCGCTGCAGTCTGCAAGCGTTGTTACCGTCTGTGTCTACAGCTTCGTCGTGGTCAAAGTTAAGTATGTGTTTGTCAGTTGTATCTAAGCACAATACGCCCACCTGAGTAAGTGTGTTTGCAGCTTCGTAAGGGTCGTTGTATATTTTTCCATCTCGCAGAGTTATAGAGTTCTCTACGTCTAAAACTCTCTTCATTCCTATGCTCCATACCTTGCTCTGGCTCCGTCTAGCTTGCACGTAATTCTACCATGCCATCCACCTGTTAGTTTGTTCTTAGCTATATTCAAGTGACGCTCTGGGTCTTGCTCTTCTGCACCCTCTACTTGTGGGTTCTTAGAAATCAAAACCATCAAGTCAGCCTCTGCTGCTTTACCTGTCTTACTACCTTCCATCATAGATTGGTCAACGTATATTTTACCTTCTGCATCTGCTGATAGTTGGCTCATCCATATAACTGCACAGCCGTACTCTTTAGCTATATTACGTGCGTGTATGGCTGCATCCTTCAAGTAGATATGCGAGTCACCACTGCCCTTACTGGCAAACTTGTCACCCATGTCAAGCACTAGAACGTCAGGCTTGTATCCTTTTACTACAGCCTCAACCCAATTCATATCTTTACCTGTGCTATCCTTTATCTTGATGTTGTCGTACACTGGTTTGTACCTTGTAGCTGCCAGAGCATAATTACCTCTAACTTCATCCATAGACATGTCGGATGCTGCACTCAAGTACCTAGCACCTACACGGTCATAAGATTCTTCATTGCACAGCACAATACACTTAGCACCTTGGTGAGCAAAGCCACCGTCTGAGGCTACCAGAGAGGCGTGGAAGCTAGTCTTACCTGTGTTAGGTCTTGCCCCTACAATAACTAAGTGTCCATCACTGACACCCTCAACCTTGCGCTGTAGTGACGGTATGTTAAACTTCCACTTAGCTTGTACGTTATTAGCTTGCAGTAAAGTATCTATGGTTATGTCACCCCACTCAACTTTGAGGTTAGGCATGAAGTCATCTTGGTAGTCACTAATAAGCTTACGCAGAGGTTCAAGCGTGTGGTCTTCACCGTTCACGTAGTCAAACCCTATGTTCACTACCTCTTCACCTACTACCTTCTGGAATAGCTTAGACATTACTTCTTTAGCTATCTCAGCAGACATAGGTTGCTCTCTGCGTATCTTAACGAATATCTCTCTGTAAAACTCCTTGTTAGCTGTTGTTAATGTTTCTCTAGTAAAGAATAAAGCCTCAAGTTCTGCTGCAGTTAAGTCCTTCTCGTAGTTCTGCATGGCGTAGTCTAAGGTAGACTTGATCTTACGCACATCTTTATTAAACAACTTATCTGGTGTACGGATACCCTTGTTGTTATCGTAGAACTCTTTGTCCATCAGAGTTCGTATTAGTGCTAGTTCCATCTATGTCTCCTCTTATACATCTTCAAAGCTAGTAGCTGTGTATATGTCTCCGTGCTTCTGTGCCATACGTAGCTCATGTATCTTATCAGCAGCCCTAGTTATATCCCTAGAGTATTCAATTATCTGCTTCTCTAAGGACTGTATCTTGGTGCGATACGTTTTAATCTGCCACTCATAGTTTTCTATCTCTCCACACATACTCATGTATCTTTATCTCCTTTATGTTTTTCTTTACGTTTACTTACTGGCTTCTTCTTGT